TTTATTTAACTTAAATATTTAATATCTTTTATAACTCCTCGAGGAATGACTTGTGATCTACCATACAAGTCGTCCTCGTTGTGAGTATCTTTATCAGCTAAAATAACAACAAATTCTTCTGTTTCTTTATACAGCCAACCTAATGAGTCAACACTACAAACTTGTGATTTATCTAAATCAGCTTTTTCAATCCAACCACCAACAGAATTTTCATTAGTGTCCAGCCAAGTTACTAAAACTATTTTCACTTTTTCTTTTTAGTTTTCTTTTGTTTTTTCTTATCTTTTTTAGATTTCTTTGCTCTTTTTTTCATGCCTCTCATGTCGTAATCTCCTATATTGTTTTCGTTTATTTACAGTTTCGTTATAATAATCTTTTGGCCAATTATCATAATATTTTGTTTTTGTTAGTTGAAAACTTGCTTTCTCTAACTCATCAAATGGTTGTATTAAAACCATAAGAAACTCGTTATCACTTTCCCAATGTGTATCTTGTAAAAAATCTATTTCTTCTTCACCATCTTCAGGGTGAAATGGCATCAAGTAAATATTTTGTGGCACATAAACAAAATTTAATGCGTGTATATAATTGTGTAACTCATCAGCATCTATAAACAAATCATTACAAGCAACAATACAAATTTGTTTGTCAGTATTTTTAAAGTTGTTAGCTTGATTAATAATTTCTTCTAATAAAGTATTGCTATCATTATGTTCAATAATAGATACTTTGTTATCTGTTCTTGCCTTTTTTGCATAAGGACAAACTGGTAAATTATTAATGTGTTTGTTAGGTTGTTCTAAAAAATCTTTTGACCAAGAAAGTATATCTTCTGTTATACTTCTCACTTATTCTTTTTTTTTATTTCTACCATTTTACCTTATTGCTCCAATAAGCGGCTGATGTTTTGCCTTTTGCTATGTTTTTACTATGTCTAGCTTTAAATGATTTTGATCTTGCTGTATTTTTTTTATCACCGCTTACGCCTTGTTGACCAAAACGAATAAGTTTATCTTTGCCATTATCTTTAACTAAAACAGCATGAGATTTTGTTTTGTGATTAGGGGTGCGTTTAGGTTTTGAATAACCACTAAAAGTTACACCCCTATAAGTAATCGACATTTTTAATTAAATTGCGCCAATAACTACAATTACAATTATGGCAACAATGGCTGCCTTAATCCAATCTTTTATTGACCACTCAGACCACTCTTTTAAGTGATCCCATAAATCTCTGATTAAGTTCATAGTTCCTCCTATTTTTTCTTAAATAAATTCATAGCACCCGCTCCAGCTTTTATGCCGAAACTTGCCGAAATCGCTATGTAAAGTAGGTTATGGTAGTAGGTCGGCAAATCTTGTAACGCAATAAATCCTGTATGCACATGATCTTGTAAAGGCGTAAAAACCAAAACGGCAGGCAAAAGTAAAACTACAAGAGCCAGTTCATCTTTCCATGATCCTCTCATTTGATCTACGGCACTTTGCTCCCAGCCAACTTTTCCAGCTATTTGATCTTCTTTTAATTTTTGCGTTGCTTTAATTTCTGTTAATTTAAGTTCTTGTTTTGCTTTTTTTGTTTGAACATAACCACCAACAGCATCTTTAACAATAGATGCTAAAGGTCCCACTAATAAATTTAACATAAAACGCCCTTAATTTGATGATAGTAAATATATAAATTGCAAAATTCTATAACAACTAAACTTGTTAAAAGAACTGTAATAATTATTTTCATTTAATCTCCTCTAAAGTATCGCATAAATGCTGAACTCTGTTTGGTGCTTGATTTTTAGCCCACCTAGAGTCTTTTAGTTCTTTGACGATAGATTGTATGTCTTGTTGCTCTATTGCTACGAGGCAACGCTTAAAACGAGAAAAACCTGTTGGACCCAAGACAAAAACACACTCAATTACAAGTTCTTGTATTTTTTTATGCAATTTATCTAAATCAACTAATCTATTAGCTCCATCAATAGCTTTAATAAAATCCTTTTCAAAAGTACTTTCTAATTCTTCTTTTGTGTACTCTTTTCCGTCAACAAAATTATCTTCGTGAACTACTTTATGGCCAAATCCTATTGTGGCAAATCCCAATGTGTCTTTGTAAATTTTTGGAACAAATCCTTCATGTAATTTTATTCTTTTTTTAAGTTCTTCAAATTCCATAATGTCTCCTTTTTTCTAATTTCATCTTTTAATTTTTCTAAATATAAAATTGAGTCGGCTAATTCTTCTTGAGTATTAGTTATCCAATGTTCTAAACTGTGTTCAGATTTATCCATTGTAACACCAAATTTTTTAATACCGCTTTCAGATCGTTCAGCCATTCTTTTAAGAACTCGTTGAACTAGAGGATCTTTAGTTTTTATATTTTTCCCGTCCATCTTCCACCTTTCTCCAATACCATTGGAATAAGTTGCGGAATTCCTTCTAATATAATTGCACAGCCTAAAACTGGTCTTTTAATATTTACTCTTGAATAAGCAAAAGCGAGTGAGTCTTTGTCTATTAAACAGCCAATAGTCATTCCCCAGCGTAATGCTTCAGGCGAAGAAAAATATTTTAATTCAAATCTTGAGTGATAATGACTTTGCACATAACCCTCATAATTTAAAGCTTGTGCAGACTTTAAACAATCAGCGTTCATGTTATGCGTAAAATAATAACTGCCATGTTTATCTTTAGTAATTAAGCTATCGTGCCATTTCCAATTATTTTTATTAACTTCTAATATATCTGCGTAATCTTTTAATACTTGTTGCGGAAAGCCATGGAATTTTCTTTTGCGATAAACCATTGATCCATGATTTGAATTTAGTAAATCTAATTTAGGAAAAACTTTTTCTAGTTTTTTTATATCTTGTTTTGCTAGTTCAAGTTCTTTTGTACTATTTGGTAAATCTGGGTCGGAATCGTGAAAGGATAAAGCTGAATAATCCAGTTCATCACCCGTCATTATGTATTTATCTTTTGTAGAAAACTTGTATTTTGATTTAACTTCTTTTAAAAAGTGTAAATGATCTTGATGTGCGTAAGGATAATGTGTATCCGATATGCATAATATTTTCATAAAACCCTTGCTGTAATAGTTCAGGGGTAGAACGCTATCTTGGTAAGGTAGAAGTCGTAAGTTCGAGTCTTACTTACAGCACCATCAATCCATCAACTTAAAAAAAGTCCAAATAGCACCTAAAATACCGCCAATAAACAACGCTACTTTAAGTCCACCAATTCCCATGTTGCTAGTTTGATTTAAATCTCTAATTTGTTTTTGCATTATTGTAATATCTTCACGAATATAATGAACATCAGTTTTTAATTCGCCTATCATTATTTTTTCTTTGTCCCAATCAGCCATTATGCACCTATATTTTTTCTAGTTGTTAATGGAAAAGAGTCAAAAGGAATGCAATAAGCATTTGTTATAATGTTTTTTTTGTATTCTTGATTTTTGTTATTGTAATTTTTCATATAATTTTCTTTTGCAACAATGCATTCTTTTTCTGTATAATATAACACAGCATTATATTTAACTGAAGGTTGATTTGGCATAGATAATAACATTAACAACAAAAATACTTTAGTCATTCTTTTTATTTACATCTTCACATTTTTTACGAACATTTTTAAAAGATTCGCCTAAATCTAATTCCTTATATCTGCCACATAATTTTAATAATTCTAATTCTTGTTTAAGTTCCATATTTTCAATCATCATTCTTTTATATGGATCAGTACAAGTTGAGCCAAATTCTTTTCTAAAACGAATACCAACTTTACCACTATCAGCAAAATAATCTGAACTACTATTCATTCGTTGGTCGTAGTCGTATCTATCAACTTCAGTATAAAGTTCCCAACTTCCTTTTGAGCAATGAGTAGGATAGTCGTTTAGATATTCATTAACTGCTAATGCCTTTTGAGATAATCCCCAACACATTACTAAAGTTAAAGTAAGAAGAAAAAATAAAACTTTCATTAGTAGCCACCAGATAATTGTCTTTCCAACTCCTTTAGATCATACTTAAATTGGTTTATATCATCTCTTAAAGTGTAATAACTTTGTTCTATTGCTCGTAATTCTGCTTCCGAAGCAAGTTTATATGATCCTTGTTCTAAAGAATTAACTCTTGCCTCAATTCTACCAACCCAAGTAACAAGTTCGGTTATTTCTTTGACCAGTTCTTCCCGAGCCATTGCGTAGTTTTTAGAATTGGTATTAGTTTTTTCTGAATAAAGTTGATGGATATTTTCTATATCTTTGTGCAAGACCATGATTTGATCGGCACTATCATCTATCTTAGTTGTTAATTTATTTATATAGTTAAGACCACCATAAGCACCTGCAATTACTGAAAGTACAACAGGTATTGAAGCTAAATATTTTAACACTACTAATCTCCATAACTATAATTATTAGAAACATCGGAGTTGTTTTGTAGTAGTTCAAATATTTCACTATGCTGTTCCATAATTTCCTTGTCTTTGTTTTTTGATTTTTTTACTTCTTTTTTTATAGCTTTTATATCTTCCATTAAGTTAGCTAAATCTAATTTCATTTTAACTTGATTTTCAATAACAGAAGCTTCATTTTCTTTTTCAAACTTATTGTAAAGAATATTAATTTTTGAATCCATTTTTGAAATGTACCAAACAACTGCAAAGAATTGCACGGATACAGCAAGAAGAGTTGCTACTATTTCTTTTTTCATTGTTGAATAGCCAAAATAATTAAGCCACCAACAATACTAATGGCGTACATTGTAATAATTATTTCCATACATTTCCAAAGTTAAAAAAAAACAATATCCAAACATTATTTATTCCATTTCTCTTTTGCTTTTAAAGTCCATCTAGTAAATGCTTCTTTACTAATATCTTTCTTAATTAAAGTAGCACCTTCTGGTATTTCATTATATAAAGCGACTACTTCATTATTTTTAATTTCTACAATAGCAGGACTACAAAAAGCATCTTTTGTATAATCTGTTTGTGTTTTTTTTAATGTTCTAACTTCTTTCATACATTCAGACAAAGAGGACATAGGAATATATTGTGTCATTTGATGTTCTTGATCGTTCATGTTTCCAAACATAAACATTACAATTATACTAATGACTTCCATTTGCTTCTCTTAATTTGTCTTTAAGTTTTTCAACATCTGTAATTAACTTTTCAATATCTTGCTGACTTCTTTTAATATTAACTGTGTTTGACATCATAGATTCCATTTCAGATTGCATGGCTTCTAATTGTGTTGCCATAAATTCAATTAACATATCTTGCTGTGCATCAGCAGGAAGTGATCCCATTTCTCCTCTGGGCCACTTAATTCTAAATTCTGTATTTTTTTCTAAATCTGCTTCTGCTAATGTAGCTTTTGTTTCTATTGAGTTAAGTCTTTCTATAATTCCAAAGTATGCCCATACACCAACTGCTACTGCACCTATGATTGCAATCATGTTTCTGATCGGCATACTGATGCTAGTGTTGTCGTTTATGTCTAATCTTTTCATTATTTTTTCTTAGCCTTTGTTTTTTTCTTCATGCTGTTAATGTATTTACGATA